TTAAATAAAGAGGTTTGGGCTAAGGCTACTACAGATGCTATGAAGAATGGCAAGGACCCAGCCATAGTAGTCGTAATAGGCGAGGGTAACTCTAAGGTCAGACTTGCTATAATTGAGATGAGTATTCTAGAAGACATGGTGGAGGAATAATGGAACAGCAAGGAACAACAATAGATATGGTCAATGGTCTTTCAGAGATAGCAGACTATATGCAAGACGAAGAACTTACGGTAGCACTAACAATGATTGCTAAATTAATTATAAAGCCAGACATCCCAATCAATGTTGCTCACGTAGAGATTGTAAGGCTTCAGGCAATTGCTGCAAAGATGGCTTTTAAGGCTACCTGGATGGCTAATGTTGACAAGTCGGATCGTGGAAAGAAGAATCTTTATTATACGGCAGCAGAGTCGCTTAATAATTTAGTGTCTGCACTCAAATATATTACACGCTAATCTGCTATACTTATACTAATAGAAACGAGAAACGATGACGAAGAATTTACTGCACACTGTAATGATAAAGCCAGAAGAAAAGCCGATTCACCGCATGGATATAGCGGGACTTGAGGCAAAGATTAAAGAAGGCTATACGATTACTCGTGTAGACAAGCATACAACAAAGAAAACTTTTGCACCATCAACCATTGCTTATGGCCATGGAGAGTGTGCAAGATACTGGTACCTTGCATTTGATGGTCAGATTTTTGAAGATAATGCAGACGCATACGCATCAGCAAATATGACTGCTGGCACTCTATCACATGCAAGAATTCAAAACGCAATGCTAAATGCTGGTATTGTTAAGGTTTTCCGTGATGAAAATAATGAAGCAACAACAGAGTTTAAGATTATAAATGAAGATCCTCCTATCTTTGGGTATGGGGATGTCATGTTTAATTGGCAAGAAGAAGAACTCATTGGTGAAATTAAAACAATGATGAACGAAGGGTTTGAATATAGAAAGGCATCTGGAAAAGCCAAGACTGGTCACTTGATGCAACTACTTATCTATATGAAGATCTTAAAGAAACCAACAGGTGTCATGATTTATGAAAATAAAAATAATCATGAACTTCTTTTGATACCTGTAGATGTAAACGATCATTACCGTCGGTGGGTAGACCAGGCATTTGATTGGATGAGACTAGTTCGAAAGACATGGGAAGATAGAACCCTGCCAAACAAAAACTATAGATCAAATTCCAAGATATGCAAGTCATGCCCAATTAAAAAAGCATGTGAGTCTGCAGGTCCAGGCGTACTAAAAATAGCGCCCTTGGAGATTCTCGGTGAAGAATTGTAAATTTTGTGATAACAACTTTAGTCAATCAGTATCTTACCAAATATACTGTTCTCCAGAGTGTAGAGATCTAGCAACAAAAGAAAAGATTGCTGAGAGGTATTTACATTCAAAAAGACAAAAAAGAAGGGGGAAGACAAGACTTTGCAGATCTTGCTCTTCTCCACTCTCTATATATAACGATGATGCAATATGCTCTTCTTGTGCAATAAATCCAGACGCAGTTAAAAAAGCAATTAAACAAATAAAGGGTAAAACAAATGGTAAAGAATAAGTGGGGGCTAGAACTAAAGCCACAAAGAATTTGTGCTATTGATGCCAGCACTAATAGCCTTGCTTTCGCCCTGTTTAATGGAGATGAACTTGAGTCCATCGGCAAGATAAATTTTGAAGGAAATGATGTCTATGAAAAAGTTATGGATGCTGGTAAAAAAGTAAAAGCATTTTTTGATATATATGGTGGGTTTGAAGCAATCATTATTGAGCACACTGTATTTATGAATAGCCCCAAGACAGCAGCGGATCTTGCATTGGTCCAAGGAGCAATTCTCGGATCAGCAGGACAAACTGGAACTAAGATTATAGGAAAAGTTTCTCCCATTACTTGGCAAAACTATATTGGTAATAAGAAAATATCAAAGGATGAGCAACTGCTTATTCGTTCGCAGCATCCAGACAAATCTGTTTCATGGTATAAAGGCTATGAAAGAAATCTAAGAAAAGAAAGAACTATTAGGTTTATCAATACTATTTATGATAGGTCTATTACTGATAACGATGTAGCAGATGCTTGCGGTATTGGACATTGGGCAATCAAGAATTGGGAGAAGGCAATATGACAACACTAGTATCAATAATTTCTTACAAAGAGGGAGACCTATTAGGGACAGTGCTTGACTGCTACTCTAAAGCAAAAGACAAGGATAGTCTATTCTTTTCTATAGTTGAAGAGCATTTTCCAGAATTTTATTCAGATCTTAGTTTTATACCAGAAGACCAGTTGCTATATAGAAAGTTTGACTTATCTGAGTACAGGGGTATACTGTGGGCAAGAGACCTAACAACAAAAGATTTACCAGTTGAATTTGATCATGTTTTGTTTATATGTGGGCATACCAGGTTTGAGCAAGATTGGGATGTAACATGCCTAGAAGAATATGCAAAAGCAAAAGCAAAATCTGAAACAGGGAAAGCCATTCTAACACTTTGTCCTCCAGATTTTGAGTACAACGAAGACTGGTCTATTAGATATAAAGATAAGGTAAAAACAAACTTGTACCACCCATCAATAACTGGCTGGGACCCACGACTACAAAAAGTCACAGACTTTATTCCAGGGTACTGGTTCCCAGTTGGAAGTGTACCACCTGAAGATGGAGATGTTCATGAAAACTATTGGGTACATTTTACCTGGTGCTTTTCAGAAAAATCATATGTTGATGAGGTTCCTTTAGATCCAGAGATGAACTTTAACGGAGAAGAGCCTTATGTTTCCTTACAGTCTTGGGGTAGAGGTTGGAGAATGTTTGCAACATCAAAAATATTTGCCTACCATCATCTTTCAAGAAAGTATCCAGGGGAGAGATTAAGCAGATATAACACTGCAAGACCATGGGCAGACGATAAAAAGAAAGATCACTGGGAGCACTCAAGAAAGGCAATGTTAAAACTTAACTTGCTTTTTTCTGGAAGACTGACTGGTATGCACGGAGATATCTCTTTGGATGTTGTTCAAGAGTATTGCAGAAGAAGTGGCATTAATTTAAGAATGACAGAATACAATCCAGAATATGATAAGGTTGATGGGTACCAGCACATGATGGGCATCAGAGATCAAGAGCCAGTAAAGAGAGAAGATCTTGACTGGAAGGTCCCAGGAGTTGACAAATAACATCATGGCTGCTAAACTATATACAAGTGAAACCTTTATGCGTAAGAGATATCTTATGGATAAGAAGACACCAGAAGAAATTGCAAAAGAATGTGGGTGCTCCTTAGAGACCATCTATGTTTACCTTGCTAAATTTGGATTAAGGAAATCAAAGCGATGAAAAAGATTAAATATATTTTGTTTGTAGTGTCTTTAGTGGCAGCAGTTGGTGTTTCATATGCAACAATAACCTTAAAGGGGATGCCAGATACTTTTGAAATGGAGGACGACGATGAGTGAAAATTTAAACATAACAGTTGATCAAGTAAATAACCCAAGGCACTATACTTCTGATCCATCTGGTATTGAGTGTATCGAGATTACACGTCACCGTAATTTTAATATAGGAAATGCTTTCAAGTATCTTTGGAGAGCAGGACTTAAAGATGAGGAAAAAACTATTCAGGATTTAGAGAAGGCAATTTTTTATATCAAGGATGAAATTAATAGACTAGAGGGCAAACATGTCAACTGAAGATGATCTAGTCAAGCATCTTGACCAAGTTAATCAGGTTGTAGAGGAGTATCTAAAAGGAAATGATCCTACCGTAATCTCAAAGCAGTTATCAATTCCACGACAAAAAGTTGTCACACTTATTAATGAGTGGAAGGTTATGGCATCTGCTAATGATGCTATTCGTGCTCGTGCCAAAGAAGCACTTGCTGCAGCAGACACACACTACAGTAAGTTAGTTTCTCGTACATACGAAGTTATTGATGAGGCATCAATGACAAATAATCTTAGCGCAAAGACTGCTGCTATTAAACTTGTAATGGATATTGAGTCTAAGCGTATTGACATGCTACAAAAGGCTGGACTTCTTGAGAACAAAGAACTTGCAGAAGAGATGATGGAAATTGAAAAGCGTCAAGAAATCCTTGTTCTTATTCTAAAAGATATTGCTTCAGAATACCCACAGGTTCGTGATGAGATTATGCGTAGGCTTTCTTCATTTGCAAAAGACAACGAGGTGATTACAGTTGTCCACGATGTTCAATGAGTTTTTAGAAGCACTGCAAGATGATCATTTTCAAGAGATTCCAGTAGATGCAAGAACATTTGTTGAGGGTGAGGCATACCTTGGACAGCCACCCCTGTCTGATATACAGTACGATATTGTAGAAGCCATGAGCCAGATCTATCGTAAAGAAGATTTGATAAATATTATGGGGGAAGAAAAAGGAACTCAGTACTACAGCAAGTACACTAAGAACGAAATCATTCTGCAACTTGGAAAGGGATCTGGAAAAGATTTCACATCAACCGTAGCATGTTCATATATAGTATATAAACTATTATGTCTTAAAGACCCAGCAAAGTATTTTGGTAAGCCCTCTGGAGATGCTATTGACCTTATCAATGTTGCTATTAACGCTCAACAAGCAAAGAATGTTTTCTTTAAAGGTTTTAAGTCAAAGATTGAAAGATCCCCTTGGTTTGCAGGAAAGTATAACGCTAAGGCAGACTCAGTTGAGTTTGATAAATCTATTACGGTATACTCTGGTCACTCAGAGCGTGAGTCACATGAGGGTTTGAACTTGTTGCTTGCAGTTCTTGATGAGATTTCTGGTTTTGCATCTGAAGTTGGAACAGGTAATGAACAGGGGAAGACTGCTGACAATATCTATAAGGCTTTTCGTGGTTCAGTAGACTCTCGCTTCCCTGACCTTGGCAAGGTTGTTTTGCTTTCATTCCCAAGATATCCAGGCGACTTTATTTCAGAAAGATATGATGATGTTGTTGCTGAAAAAGAAGTCATAGAAAGAACACACAAGTTTACTATTAATCCATTGCTTCCAGAAGATAGCCCAGACAATACATTTGAAATTTCGTGGGACGAAGATCAAATCACATCATACAAATATCCAGGAGTGTTTGCACTAAAAAGACCTACATGGGAAGTAAATCCTACTCGGAAGATTGATGACTTTATGATTGCGTTCATGACAGACCTTGGAGATGCCATGATGCGTTTTGCATGTGTCCCAACATTTGCTTCAGATGCATTTTTTAAGCAGGTAGAAAAAGTAAGAGCCTGTATGACATTAAGAAACCCAGTGGATACATTTAAAAGGTTTGATGAATCATTTAAGCCAGACCCAACAAAGAAATATTATGTTCATGCTGACCTTGCACAGAAACACGATAAATGTGCGGTAGCAATTGCTCACGTAGAAAAGTGGGTAAATATACAAGTAATCAATAACTATGAACAAGTAGCACCTATCGTAATAGTAGATGCAGTAGCATGGTGGGAGCCAAAAGTTGAAGGTCCTGTTAATCTTTCTGAGGTTAAGCAGTGGATTCAAAACCTTAGAAGGCTTGGGTTTGATATTGGAATGGTTTCGTTTGACCGTTGGCAATCTTTTGATATTCAAAATGAGTTAAAGCAGGTAGGAATGAAAACTGATACTGTTTCTGTTGCCAAGAAGCACTATGAAGATATGGCCATGCTTGTATATGAGGAAAGACTTGCTATGCCTGCAATTGATTTATTATTTGATGAACTAACACAGTTAAAGATTATGAAAAATGATAGAGTTGACCACCCCCGCAAAAAGTCAAAGGACTTGGCTGATGCTGTGTGTGGAGCAATATTTGGGGCAATATCACATACCCCAAAAAATATAGACACTGAAGTAGAGGTTCATACTTTTAAGGATAGACCAAAAACTCCAGAGGAGCAATTTGACTTAGAAAGTCGCAATGTGATACAATATAAACCTAGCCAAATAAAAGACATCGAAGATTATTTGGATGGACTAAAAACACTATAAACAAGGAGAATATCGAATGAATTCATTCAAGAAAATCGCACTAGCCATGGTTGCAGCCATGACTTTGGGCACAATCGTAGCAACACCTGCAAGTGCTGCTGTAATGACAGTTGCTGTAGATCTTGCTGGAACGGCTAATACAACCGCTTCATCAATCTCAACACCTGCATCATTGCCAGTACCTGCAGACAACACAGTTGACGCTGCTGACGCACTAAAGTTCGTCGCAACAGTTGACACAGGAACAGTCGTTTCTGTAGTAACAACAAACGCAACAATCGTGTCTGCACTACACACAACCGCTGCACCAGTAACATCGGCATCAGGCTCTTCAAGCCTAAGCATTGCAACTGGTACAGGAACAACTGCAACATTCTATGTCTATACAAAGACAACAGCAATTGGAACAGTGACAATCACGAACCAAGGAACTACTTTTACATATTATGTACAGGGTACTGCTGGTAAGATTAATAACCTAACAGTTTCTGCACCAGCATCAGGTGCTGCAGGAACAAAGCAGGATATTCTAGTAACAGCGACAGACGTATTTGGAAACAAGGTTTCTGCTAAGTCTCTAACTGCAACAGTATTTGCTGCAACAGCAACACTTGATTCAGCAACAGCATCAACAGGTGCTACACTTTCAGACTTTGGAGTTGCAACATTTAAGGCAACACTTCCAACAGTTGGAACACGAGCACTAGTTATGTTTGCTCCAACAACATCAACAGATGCAGTTGCAGCAGCAGTTGTAGGCTTGACTGCTCCAACACTTGCTCCATTTGCAGAGATCACAGTTCGTGATCTTGTAGGAGAACTTGCTGCTCAGATTGCTGCTAAAGATGCAGCACTTGCTGCTAAGGCAATCGCAGATGCAGCAGTCGTAAAGGCTGCTTCAGATGCAGTTGCTGCTAAGGCTGCTTCAGATGCTGCACTTGCAGCAGAGAAGGCTGCTTCAGCAAAGGCACTAGCAGATGCAAAGGTTGCTTCAGATAAGGCACTTGCAGATGCAAAGATTGCAAACGATGCAGTTGTCGCTAAGTTAACAGCAGATAACGCTGCTGCACTTAAGTCTGTAAAGGCTGCATTCAACAAGTTGGCTCTTCAATGGAATAAGAAGAATCCAAAGGCAAAGGTTACTTTGCTTAAGTAATTAGTCCAACATTAAAGGGGTTACCAATTACGGTAGCCCCTTTTTTGTGCAATAAAATGGTATAATCATCCTATCAGACATGTCGTCTGCAAGGGGGAAAGGTAATTAAACGACTACTAAGAATAGTAACAGCCACAGTTCTAGCCTTTGGCTGGCTACTTATAGCCCCCCAGGAAGCCCACTCTGATGATCCACTCACAGTAGCAGCCCAAGAAATACAGGAACTTAACGATAGCGTAGATGACCTTGGCTATCAGGATAACTTTATAGATCTTATAGACATAGCAGAAAATAAGTTTGCCTCAGCCACAAATGCGAAGGAACTTAAAGATGATGCCTATGATGCCCACGAAGATGCAGTAGAAGCAGAAGCCACAGCCTTAGAAGCAAAGAACCTTGCCCAGTCAAATGTGGATGGGCAGACAGCCACAGTAGCCTTGGCCCTTGAACATAAAGACAATGCTCTTGAAGAAAGAAACGATGCACAGGATGCTCTCAGCATAGCCAACATTAATCTACAAACAGCACAATCTAACATGCAGTCTGCTGGAGGAACAGGTTTTGCATACACTGTTTATACTCTTGTTAGACAGGGTAATGTTGCTACCCCAGGATCTGTTCTTTGCTCTGGTACTTGGAACTCAAGCCACATGCAACTACCAGTTTGTGGTAACAGATACGAAAACTTTATAGTTAAATTTACTGGTCAAATAACAGTACCGTCCTGGTTCACATCAACATATTTTGCAGGATATACAGATGATGGATTTAGAATGTATGTAGACGGGCAACTTGCTGTTGATAACTGGGTAGAGCAAGGGACAACTTGGAGCGATTACTCTCCCGTATATGATGTTAGTGAAGACAAAACTTTAGATGTAGAAATATGGTGGTACAACGGAGGAGGCCCTGGATCCTACCTTCTTGGCTGGGGAATCCCTGGAGGGTGGACTAGCGCAGGTTGTGACTATGCTGGAAACCCAAGAGTATGGGGACAAAATTTTAGTTGTAATCTTAATACATTTTCTTCTGGCTCAGGACCAACACAGGAACAGACAGATGCTTACAATGATGCTGTTGCAGCACAGGCTATAGCACAAACAAACTATAACAATAAATTGGCAGTATACAATGACAAACTAAGCGTATACAACTCTGAGAATACAACACTGTCATCAATGAATCAGGTTTTGCAAACCAAGACACAGGAACATCTTGATGCCATTGCAGATACAGAAGATGCTTTAGACTTGAAGAATAGCAGAATAGAAATATATAATCAGTCAATAATTGATTTAAATAATGTTATTGGTGATGCATGGGATTATTATTATGAGCAGGCACAAAGAGAACTTAATGCTGCTATTGCTCAGGCAGCAGCCAATGCTGCAGCCAATCAGCCTACCCCAGAACCCACACTAGAACCTTCTCCAGAACCAACTGAAGAGCCAACAGATGAACCAAGCCCAGAGCCCTCACCAGACCCTACAGATGAACCAACTGAAGAGCCTACACCAGAGCCATCTCCAGAGCCTACAGTAGACCCTACAGACGAGCCTACACCTGAACCTACCCCAGAGGTTACACCAGATCCAGAACCAACTGAGGAGCCAGTTGTAGAGCCTACTGAAGAACCTACCCCAGAACCTTCACCAGAACCTGGACCAGATCCAGAGCCAGAAGATAATCCTTGGACTGAACCAGATGTAGAAATCAAAGATGAAGTATTAGAAGCCCTCATCCCTGAAAAGGGAACTGGGACATCAGAAGATTTATCTGGAGTTATTGCTAACCTTACAAGCAAGGATAATAAGTTAGTTACTCTTTCCCCTGAACAAATTACAGCAGTAAGTCAAACACTCAAAGCATTGACGCAAGAAGCAAAAGTAGAAGTTGCAGAAGACCTTGGTATCAAGGCATCAGAAGTTGCACAGATTGCTGAGCAGATGAAATCTAACCCAGCACTTGCATCAGCATTTGTTGAGTTCGCAGAAAGAGCAGGGGATGCAGGAGAAACTCCAATGCCATTTACATTAGCAGATGCAGTAACAGAAGTACAAACAGAAGCATTTCTTAAAGACCCACTTGGAGCAGTATTTGAAGTGGATGTAGCAGAACTCCTATCTAATTTCTCTGAGTTAGGTATGGACATGACAGACGATCAGAGAGAGAAAGCCCAGGAAGTCATTATCCCAGTAATCATTGTTTCACAGATTGCAAATGTAATGATTGGGATGAGGAGGTAATATGAAAATAATAACAAAGGTTGTGAAGGGATTCTTCACATGGCTAAAAGATGCAGGGGTGGAGATAATCGCACAAGCCTTTACCCTCCTTGGCTTCTTCATAGCATGGCTAACTTTGACGGGATCAGCAAGAGACATTGTTGGTATTGCAGTACTTGCAACCACAGTAATCTGGCTAATCACAATCCCACTAAGAAAGGAGGACTAAAATGGCAACTAAAAAGGTAGTAGAGCCTCCTAAGAAGGAGCACCCACAAAAGGCAATTACTAATATCTTGATGAGAATCGTAGCAGTCTTTGCAGCATCTGGTCTATCAGTACTTGGTGCTGGAGCAGTTGTAGGAATTGACACTATGCAGGCAGTATTATTAGCAGGACTATTAGGCGTAGCAACAGTCATTGAAAGACTGGCAAGGGCTTTTTTGGACGATGGAAAACTCACATTGGCAGAGATCAATGATGCGTTTAAGACGGTAGACAAAAAGGCTAATTAGTCATTATTGGCGGTAGTTGACAGCCCTCTCTGGGCAATGGTATACTTAAGTATCACCTATCTGGAGAGGGCTTTAGCCATGACTTGTATTGCTGTTGTACGCCATGAAGATAAAATTTATATGGCTGGAGATCGTGGAGCATCAGATGATGGTACCATTCTATCACTTGATGCACCAAAGGTTTGGAAGATAGGTCCATACCTCATTGGTTACGCTGGATCAATGGACGGAGAAAGAATCCGCTATAACTTTAAGCCATCAGCCCCAATATTAAAAGATATTGATAAGCACATGCAAACAAAATTTATTAAAGAACTTCGTGAATTCTACAACGAGTTCTGGGTTGATACATCTAAAGATGGAGACCTTGGTTTGATCATTGCAGTTCGTGGACAAATCTATGAGCACAGTTCTGCAGATATGTCTTTATCTAAGTACACTCTACCATATCTTGCTATGGGTTCAGGAGCAGAGTATGCTTATGGGGTTTTGTATGCAACAGACAAGCAAAAAAATGCAAGAAACAGAGTTCTTCAAGCAGTAAATGCAGCAATTAAATTTAACCCATCTTGCATGGGTCCAGTTGACATCGTCAGTATTTAAAGGTATACTTATTATATGAATCATTCACACGACGACTTGTCGCCTGAAGAGCAAGAGTTTGGTATCTGGCTTGAAAACGGTATAGAAAGAGGCTGGGTAACACCGCCTTATTGCAATACCCATGATGGTGGATACGAATATATGGATGAAGAAGAAATTGAGGAATGGGACCAAGGTGGAGACCCATGTTGTCATGTCATAAGACTGATGATCTCGTAATAGAAAAGGAATAAAATGAAAAAAGTACTACTAGCAATACTATCAGCAACACTATTAATTACAGTAACACAGCCAGCGCAAGCACAAGATCAAAAAGTTCTTGCCATCATTGATTCGGCTATTAATTCTAACAACTTC